TATCGAGGCTAAGATAATGGCAACTACAATTAAGTCAACTAACCTAGACTTTACGTCGATTAAAAATAACTTGAAGACATTCTTAGCTCAACAAGATGAGTTTGCTGACTATAACTTCGAAGCGTCTGGTCTATCTAATATACTAGATGTGCTAGCTTATAACACTCACTACAATGGACTTATCGCTAACTTCGCTTTGAACGAGTCATTCCTTGGGACTGCGCAGCTGAGAAGCTCTCTCGTGTCGTTAGCCGAAGGTATTGGTTATATTCCTAAATCAAGAACAGCATCTAGAGCTACAGTTAACTTTTCAGTAGATCTTACATCTCTTGCAGAAAGACCTTCTACTGTGTCTCTAGCACCTGGGGTTATGTTTGAAAGCTCTATAGATGATATTACATACTCTTTTCAAACAAGAGAAACAGTAACAGCTACAGACGATGGTTCTGGTATATACCAATTTAAAACAACTGAGGGTTCACCTAACATAGATATATTTGAAGGTGTACAGAAGACAAAAGCCTTTATCGCTGATGCTGTATCTCAAGATGCTTTGTATATTATTCCAGATAAAAATATAGATATTGATACAGCTATAGTTAGAGTGTATGAAAGCCCCACTTCTGTAGCATTTACCACGTATCAAAATATTAAGAAAGCTACTCTTATTAATGCTCAAACTGCTTTATACATTTTAAAAGAATCTCCTAATGAGTTCTTTGAGTTATCCTTTGGTGATGGAATAATATTTGGTATTACTCCAAAAGCTGGTTATAAAATAGAAATGGATTATCTATCTGTATCAGGTCCTATAGCTAATGATGGAGCTGTATTTAATGCTATGACTCAAGTCAATGTAGGTGGTACAGCTTTTAGTATTGCATCACAGACTGTTACTAATTCTATAGGTGGAGATTTAAAAGAGTCTACACAATCGATTAGAACAAATGCTCCATTCCAGTACGCTACTCAGAACAGAATGGTTACAGCAGATGACTATTCATCTTTAGTTCTTAGAAACTTCTCTACACTTATTAAAGATATAAAATCTTTCGGAGGAGAGAATGCTCTTAAACCTGAGTTTGGGGCTGTGTTTATGTCTGTTGTCTTTGAAGATGATGTGACACTGGCAACTCAAAACACTACAAAGAATAGTATACAAGACTTAGTAGATCAATTATCAATTGTATCTTTTAGATTAAGATTCTTAGATCCGATAACAACATTTATTGAGTCTACCACATTCTTCCAGTTTAACCCTAAACTTACTACTTTGTCATTAAACACTATTACAGATTCAGTTAATACAGTGGTGAGAGATTATTTTAATTCTAACACAGGAAAGTTTAGTGAAGCATTTAGGCGTTCAAATGTACTTACTCTTATTGATGAAGTCTCGCCTGCTGTGCTTTCCTCTCGTATGGAAGTTAAAATGCAACAAAGAATTATTCCGCGCTTAGATGCGCAGAATGATTTTACTGTAAGATTCCCTGTTGCTGTACAAGCTGCAGATGATAAAAACTTTATTATAGACAGTTCCGCCTTTACTATTGATAATAAGTCAGCTAAGATAAGAAATAAACTTAATAGCACTAAACTTCAAGTTGTTACATTAGACGGTGACACTGTTATTGTAGATAATGTAGGTAACTTTAATTCTGCTACAGGAGTTATATCTTTAGTAGGATTTAAACCTTCCAGCATTATTGGAGGAGTAAACTATATTAAAATTAAAGCTATACCTGCTAATCAGAGTGCTATAGCTCCTCAGAGAGAAGATATTCTTCAATTCGATGAAGACCCATCGTTTGCATCAGCAGTAGTAGTAGAGTCAGTTTAAAATGCCTAGAGATTATACCTTAAAAGATAACTTTCGTAGAGACTATAGGTTTACTGATCATCATACAGTAGATCAAGTTCTACCAGATTATTTTAAAGCTGATTATCCTAAACTAATCAAGCTACTTGAAGCGTATAATCAATTCGAAGACTCAGATCAGTCTCCTGCTAGATTAGTACATGATATTATTACAGCAAGAGATATTACAGCTAATGACTTATCTTTGTTATCTTTTATAGAAGATGAGCTACTACTAGGTCAATCTTACTTTGAAGGATTTGATAATAAGAGAGCAGCTGCTAAGTTCTCTAATAATCTTTATAGGTCAAAGGGTACTCTATATTCTATACAGCAATTCTTTAGAACGTTCTTTGGTGTAACTCCAGATGTAAGATATACAAAAGAAGATAGATTTATGATAGGGGAAGATACATCACGTATTGGCCCTGAGTCACAAAAGTTCTTAACTGATGATAAGCTATATCAAGTGTTTGCTATTTTAATTAAAGCTGATATTCCTGTATCTCAATGGAAAGAAGCTTATAAATTATTTGTTCATCCAGCTGGAATGTATTTTGGAGGACAAGTTCTCCTAGAAGCTGTAGGTAGCTTACAATTTGGTATCATGCCAGACTTCGAAGGTATATCCTTTAACCCAGTTGTACAAGGTGAAGCTTCTCTTGGAACTGCTTTACAGTCTACAGATATTACTGGTGAAGTAGATTCAGATGGTAGAGGAACTTATGGTAAACTAAGAATAGGTCTACCAGAAGCAATCGAAGCTATTCAAGATATCTCACTTGCAGAAATCGATCGCAACTACGATACTATTAGAGAGCTTATCAGTACTACTAGCCCAACACTTGATGAAGATTCTGCTGGTACAGATGGTAGAGTTCAGAGATTCAGCCAAGATCGTTCAGTATTCGATACTATGGATGAAGTTAAATATACCTACTATGATTCAGATTCAGCATAATAACCATTATAAATAAAACTAACCACAGATACGGACTTAGCAATGGCAAGACTAAACATTAATAAAGGCACTTTAGCCAATGATGG